GAGATGCTCGTGCTGGATTGTGCTTGCTTGACTCGCTTGAAAGTTTAAAAGCTGGTCGTGACTTTATGGCTGAATATCCTGGTCTTAATAAGATGGCAGAGCTAGAAGGTCATGCATCCCATACATCTGTTCATGCAGCTGCAGTTCTTATTTGTGCCACCCCGATTACTGACTATGCATCGGTGAGCTCAGAAGGTGTAGCACAGATAGATAAAAAGGATGCTGAGATTCTTAACCTGATGAAGCTAGATGCTCTTGGTCTAAAAACTTTAGACATTGTGGCTGATACTTTAAAGATGGTTGGCAAGACTGTTGAAGATATAAATATTCACGCAACTGAAGTTTATGAGCTGTTAAACTCTCAAAAGCTGACAGGCATATTTCAGCTTGAAGGAGATGCAGCACGACAACTAATGCGTCAGATTAACATGCGTGGCTTTGACGACATTGTTGCAGTTTCTGCTATGGCTCGTCCTGGACCACTTCAATCAGGTGGTGCGTCAAAGTATATCGCTGTTCGTGATGGTCGTGAAGAGCCAGAATATCACCACGAGATTCATAAGCAATGGACTCAGCAGACAGAAGGTGTGGTTGTTTATCAAGAACAGATTTTGTTCCTAGGTCGTGACATGGGTAAGCTCGGTTGGCCAGAATTGACTGCATTGCGCAGAGCCATGAGCAAATCCATGGGCAAGGAATATTTTGATAAGTTCCGTGATGCTTTCTTAAAAGGTGCAGAAGAGCAGGATATCAGTGTTGCTTCAGCTGAAAAAGTCTGGAACTCTATGTTACATGCTGGCTCATATGCTTTCGTGAAAGCACACTCAGCCAGCTATTCTGTAATCACTGCTTGGACTGCTTGGCTAAAAGCTAATCACCCTCTTGAATTTGCCTGTGCAAACATTAAATTTGCAGATGCAGATGGTACAATGCAACTGTTGCGAGAGCTAGTCAAGGAAGGTTATAAATACACACCCTTAGACCCTGAAAAGAGTCTTGCTACATGGTCTGTTCAAGATAATGCTATTATCGGTGGATTAACTGCCCTAAAAGGTGTTGGTCCAAAAACAGCAGAGAAGATTATCAAAGAGCGAGAAGATGGAAAGCTCTCTGAAAGATCTAAAAAGCTATTGGCTGGCGAGAGTGAATTTGCAGAGATTTATCCATTTACTAAGAAATACAAAGATTATTATGACAATCCTGAGAAATATAAAATCTCAATGCCTTTGTCAAAGACATCTGAAATTCAAGGTGATGGGCACGAGAGAATTATTCTTGCTGAATTGCTTGAGAAGAATATTCGTGACATGATGGAAACTGGTAACTTGGTAAAGTTTGGAATTCAATTAAAAGAAGGTGAAGTTGTTCCTGATAGATATTGGATAAACTTTACAGTGCGTGATGATGAAGGTCTTATCATGTGCACTATTAACAGAAAGAACTTTGAACGAATTGGCAGGAAATTATTAGAAGAAGTAGCACAAGGAGCAACCCTATTGATTAAAGGTCGAGAAGGAAGCAATGGTATTCGTAAAATTTATGTTGAAAAATGGAAGGAAATAAAATGAATAGATTCTTAGAAGATCTTAAAAGATGGGGAATTGCAGCAATCATCGGTGGATTACTTGGTGGTGTCCTTCAATTTCAAGTGTTTCAATCAAAAGTTGAATACGACTGTAAAGTTTTAAAAGCATTTAGAGTTGGCGACAAAGCATATGACTGTAAGGAGCGAGCATGAGCACAAAAGAAGTTTTAAGACAGATATTGATGGAAGGTAAATTCGTTTGGTACACTCGTGATGAATTAAAAAAGACATCTGGTTACACACAACCAAATGTTAATGATGCATTAAACGAAATGATTCGTATGAAAATGATTGAAGTAAAAGGTGGCCACGGAGCTCACAGTCCTAGGAAGTATGCTCTTAAATCAAGGATAAATGGCGAAGTAATCCATGGTTCAAAAGTTGTAAGTAATAAGCCACTTCTGGGTTATGAAAAGTGGCTTAGAGCAAGGATGGATTTATGTAATTCTACTAGAAGGTCTTAGAATATTCTTCTTGAGTCAATATTCCTGATACATATTTATTCTCAGGTCTAAAGATTGTTAAAAACTGACCACGCATCTCTGGAGCGAAAGATACATGAACCCATCTTCCGAATTCATGGATGCACTGGTCTAATTGAATGTTTGATTCTTTTATAGCTTGTGAAATCTTATAAGGATCTCCAAATGATGAGCAAGTAAAGTCAATTGCCCACCCATCCATATGAGAGCTTTTTGCAGATCCACCAACAGCGATATTAACTTCAGGAAGTCTAAGCCAAGAATTAATTGTAATTGGCTTTCCTAGTAAAGCTCTTATTTTCTCCATGCCATTGGCTGCAATTTCCATATTTTTTAATTGAGCTTCACTTGGCTGATTATTTATGCCAAGACGAATAGCTGTTTCAGAATAAGTTGCTTCTGCTAATGTAAAGTTTGTAGATATGTTCATTTCTTAGCTTTCATATCCATAATTTTTTCAAGTGTACGACCACCAAAATAAAACGACATAACAAGCATACCCCATTGACCAAGTAATGTAACATATGCTTCAGCGATTTTAAATCCGAAGCCATCCATAACAGCAAAGATTAAATATGCTGTTAAGATATAAACTAAAGTCATCGGTCTAATGTTTTTAGATAACTTGCTATCACTAGCCATATCAGCTTCAAGTCTTTTTGTAAGCTCTTGATTTTCTATGTTGTCTGCATTTAACTCTGCAATGCGACCTTCTTGCTGCATTTTTAATAATTCAGCTTGAGCTTTTGCTTTAGCTTCAGGATCAGGGATAAATTTATCTAGCACTTTCATCCCAACATCTAGTAGAGCTTCAATTGGTAACATTATCTTTTGTTCCGCTCTTCAATTAGTTTTACACGAACATGAATGTCTTGAATGTCTTTCTGAAGTTCTGCTTTAAGAGCATGACGTTTTTCTGCTGATAATGGACTATCAGTAGGAACTCCTTCAGTTGTAATCAATGCTGGCATTTTCCCTTCAATCTTAGTCAGACGCTCTTGGAAAGAAGACACTTGACCAAGCAACCAAGCAATACACGCTACCAAAATAGGAATAACTGCTTTTAGTAAGTCTTGCATGTTCATATTAACCTCTATTCAATAATTGAAACAGCATCATGATAATTGAACCAAAACCACCAATAACCCCAACAGCAGCCATAACAAGCCAGCTCTCTATTCTTTTAAGACGAGCATTTGCACCAGTAAATTGATTGTTTATGTTTTCATATCTATGAGCACAGACAGCTTCATGAGTATTTAATCTTGCTGCTGTTTCATCTATCATAGAATAATCTTGGTGCATGCCAGCCATTGCTAACTCCTGTAAAAGTCTAAATTTTTCTTTAATCTGTCATTTTCAGGATCTAATTTTAGTGCTAAATCACCTTGTTCAATAGCAATTTCTTTCAGTCCTAAATTGTATGCAGAAAGTGCAGCGAAATCGTTAAGTCTGTAATCCCAAGATGCAGCTGATGTTGTATAAATCTCTAATTTGTGAAGAATTTTTAAACCACTCATGGCTGCATAAAAGCACTCATTCCAATCACTTCTTTCGTATGATGCTTTGGCTAGATCAATCCATGGCTCACGTGTATCAGGAGCTTCAATGCATGCTTTCCTATACCATGGCAAACCATCTAAACCGAGCTCAGAATAGCATTGACCAAGCAATCGCATTGCATAGCATCGGTCATATTTATAAGTGGCGTCTGGTCGCTTTAAATAGTTCTCTAGAGCTTCAGCTCCTTCTTGCCATTTATAATTAAAAACCAATTCTCTTGCATAATAGAATGCATTTCTAATGCAATTAGGGTCTTCCTGTACAGAAACAGCAAGCAAATCTAAATATTGGCTTCTTGACTTTGTTGGATCTGGTAAATGTCTGACGAGTAATTTATCAGTTGATGCCCAGACCTCTTTAGTTCTTGGCTCTGGGTGAATATATTCGTGACAAGCATGGTGCCAGAAATATCCGTGTCTTGAGTGAATCTTTTCTGCGTGAAATACTATTCCACAACTCCAGTCAAATTTATAGCGGAGTCTTGTAACTCCATCTTTCCAGAGTTTTTCTACTTCTTCTCGCCATCCTGGTTCAAGAACCTCATCGATATCTAAGCTGATACAAATGTCGATATCTTTAGGGAGTAAAGCAAGAGCAGCATCACGAGCTTTATCAAATCTCCAAGGAGATATGCATATGTTATGAACCTCTGCTCCATTTAATCTAGCAGTTACAACACTGCTGTCATTAGAACCAGTGTCAGCAATCATAATAAGGTCTGCGTCCTTTGCAGAATCGCAGAACCTTTTTATAAAATGTGACTCATTCTTATTTATTGCATATACAGCTATCTTCATATTTTCTCTCTGTCATGAAGTTGTTAAATTTTATGGTGTAGTGTACGCAGTTATGTTATTAGCAGAAATTGCATTACCAGAAGTGTCAATACTAAATTTATTAGAGCCACCATAAGCAAAATACAATTTAGTTGCATTTCCTGTAATAGTCCAAGATCCTAGTGATACACCTGCTGGCTGTGGACCTGTTGGTCCAGTTGGGCCAGTAGCACCTGTTGCACCTGTGTTGCCTTGAATACCTTGTATGCCTTGTGGACCTTGTGGACCAGTTGGACCTGTACCACCTGTTGAACCAGTAGCACCTGTTGGTCCTGTTGGGCCAGTAGCACCAGCAGTACCAGTAGCACCTGTCGGACCAGTTGGACCTGTATTACCTGTCAAACCAGTAGCACCTGTTGGTCCTGTTGGACCTGTATTACCTGTCAAACCAGTAGCACCTGTCGGACCAGTCGGACCAGCAACAGTAGAAGCAGCACCTGTGGCACCTGTCGGACCAGTTGGACCTTGAATACCTTGGATACCTTGAGCACCTGTTGGGCCAGTTGGACCTGCAACAGTAGAAGCAGCACCAGTGGCACCTGTTGGTCCAGTTGGACCTTGAATACCTTGGATACCTTGGATACCTTGAGCACCTGTCGGACCAGTCGGACCAGCAACAGTAGAAGCAGCACCAGTGGCACCAGTTGGTCCTGTTGGACCTTGTATTCCTTGAATACCTTGAGCACCTGTTGGTCCTGTTGGACCTTGAGCACCTGTATTACCAGTCAAACCAGTGGCACCAGTTGGTCCTGTTGGACCTTGAATACCTTGGATGCCTTGAATACCTTGAATTCCTTGTGGACCTGTTGGACCTGTTGGACCTTGCGAACCTGTGTTGCCTGTCAAACCAGTAGCACCAGTTGGTCCTGTTGGACCTTGAATACCTTGGATGCCTTGAATACCCTGAGCACCAGTAGGACCAGTTGGACCTGTTGGACCTTGAATACCTTGTATGCCTTGAATTCCTTGCGCACCAGTAGGACCAGTTGGACCTGTTGGACCTTGAATACCCTGAGCACCTGTTGGACCTTGTACACCTTGAATACCTTGAATACCCTGAGCACCTGTTGGTCCTGTTGGACCTTGGATGCCTTGGATACCTTGTGCACCTGTTGGTCCTGTTGGACCTTGAATACCTTGTATTCCCTGAGCACCAGTAGGACCAGTTGGACCTTGAGCACCTAATGCACCAGTTGGACCTGTTGGTCCTGTTGGACCTGTATTTCCTTGTGGACCTGTTGGACCAACAACACCGATAGATTGAATAACAGCAATCAAATCGTGATTATTAGCAAATCCAGTTGTACCAGTTCCAGCTGAAGTGTCTAAAGAAACAGGGACTGTAACATAGCTATTGGAAACAATAGTAGGAGTTCCAGAGACTATCCATCTTTGATAGTTATTAGAATCTGATTGATCTTGAATAACTAAACCATCACCTGATTTTAAAACTGATAAGAATAAATCAATATCATTTCCAATTTGAGTTAAATGGCTAAATGTTATTGATGTAGCAGAGATCTGAGTTGTGTTATTCCAATATAAATGACCACTGGTTGGTACACCAGATGTTTGAGGAACACTTGCTTGATAGTTATACAAATTGGAAGATATACCATCAGCACCTTGCGGACCAGTAGCACCAGTTGGTCCTGTTGGACCTGTATTACCTTGAGCACCTGTTGGTCCTGTTGGACCTTGAATACCTTGAGCACCTGTTGGACCTGTTGCACCTGTTAAACCTGTGGCACCTGTTGGTCCAGTTGGACCTTGAATACCTTGGATACCTTGGATACCTTGGTCGCCTTGAATACCTTGAATGCCTTGTGGACCTGTTGGACCTTGAATACCTTGTATTCCTTGAGCACCTGTTGGACCTGTTGGACCTTGAGCACCTGTTGGACCTGTTGCACCCTGAATGCCTTGTGCACCTGTAGGACCAGTTGGTCCAACTTCACCTTGCACACCTTGAATACCTTGGATACCTTGAGCACCTGTTGGTCCTGTTGGACCTGTATTACCCTGAGCACCTGTTGGACCTGTGGCACCTTGAATACCTTGGATACCCTGATCACCTTGAATACCTTGAATACCTTGTGGACCTGTCGGTCCAACTTCACCTTGAATACCTTGTATGCCTTGAGCACCAGTTGGTCCTGTTGGACCTTGAATACCCTGTATGCCTTGAATACCTTGAGCACCTGTTGGACCTGTTGGTCCAACTTCACCTTGAATACCTTGAGCACCTGTTGGACCTTGAATACCTTGAGCACCTGTAGGACCAGTTGGTCCAACTTCACCTTGAATACCTTGAGCACCTGTTGGACCTTGAATACCTTGAATACCTTGTGAACCTGTTGGTCCTGTTGGACCTTGTATGCCTTGAATACCTTGAGCACCTGTAGGACCAGTTGGTCCAACTTCACCTTGAATACCTTGTATGCCCTGAATACCTTGAGCACCTGTTGGTCCTGTTGGACCTACATCACCTTGAGCACCTGTTGGTCCAGTTGGACCTTGAATACCCTGTACACCTTGAATACCTTGCGCACCTGTTGGTCCTGTTGGACCTTGAGCACCTGTTGGACCTTGTATGCCTTGAATACCCTGAGCACCTGTTGGACCTGTGGCACCTTGAATACCTTGTATTCCCTGAATGCCTTGCACACCTTGTGGACCTGTTGGCCCAATAGCACCTTGAATACCTTGAGCACCTGTCGGACCAGTCGGACCAATAGCACCTGTCGGACCAGTTGGTCCAGCAGGACCACCAAGCATTAAGTCTAATGAATATGGTGTCCAAACTTCTTCAAGTGTAATAGATACAGGTGACCAATTAGGATCTATATCAACTGAAAGCTGTTTCCAGTCTGGTTGGATGACAATGGTTGTGCTCATCTTGTAATGTCCACTACAACAGGAATGATAAATGTTGATGTTGAAACTACCACATTGTTATCTGTGACTTGAATATCGCAATACAAATTAGTTGGTGCTGGGAATGTGGATGAGCTAGATGGCACTGAAAGTGTCAGTGTAAACTTACCGACATTCAATGTTTGGTTTGGATCTTTCGTAACAACCAATGTTTGAACAAGAGTACCAGATTCTGTTCTTAACTGAGATGCAATTTGTTGTGTTGAAAGTGGCTGAGGAACTCCAGCAACTTTATATGTACAAGTCGCTGAGAATGTATCACCACGTTTAAATGGGTAAGTTTTTTGATATGTGGTCATAATGTTCCTGTTATATAAACAACTGAGCAATTAGGATAAATTTCTTCTGTTTGAATAGTTGCTACTAAACCAGCATCTAAAAGTTGTTGCTGTATTTCTTCTACTGTAAATGAAGCTCTTAAAGTATTGTAAAAATCAGTTTTAAACACTTCAGGTGCATTCTCTGTCATTCCATCAACTATTTCTGTACAGATTGCACTATCTTCAACCCTTAATAGATCAAAAACATAAAATGTTCCACCAGTTTTTCCTATTTGTTTTATTGTGTTCCAACAAGGTGCTGGGTCAGGCAATTGGTGCAAAAACAGCGAACTCAAAACAATATCGTATGTTTGGCTGGGCAGATTTTCATCAGGAATAAAACTATTAACTAATGTAACTTTTTCTTGGTCAATAATTAAATTTGCTTTTTCAAGCATTAAAGAAGATGCATCATAAGCAGTAAAAACAGAATTTGGAAAAATTGATTTTAAGGTTGTAGCATATGCCATATTTCCACAGCCAATATCAGCAATGACTAAATTATGGGTATTATTTGGCAATCTATACATTAAAAATGTAGCCAATCCACCGCCATAAGTTTCTGCTGTATAGGCATCTACACTTGCTGGGTCGTTCATTACTTCAGTTTCAGGGATTCGTGCCATTTTTTAACACCTCTAAATAATTACTTGGTTTTGTTACATCTGCATACCCATTAAGTACCAATGAATTTGGATAAAATCTTTTTATTAATGCCTCATGCTTTGGACCTACTGTTTTTCCTTTCCAAGCAGCTGCAACAGTAGATGGAGTGGCTTTTTTCCAATGTTGAAATGCTAGCAAGGGAAATCCTTTTTTCTTATCTCCCGCTCTTGCACCTACTCCATGAGACATACCCATTTTTAATATTTCTGAAGCATTGCCAATACCATCTTCAATTGCTAGCTTTATAACTTCTACATTTGGGTGCTCGTGAATATTTACTAATGGATTTGCATGCACTAAATAAAGCTCAACCTGAAAATTATTTTTTCTAAAAAGGCAAACGGAAGTTGCATCATCACTGCAATATATTTCTGTGTCAATCCCAAAATGAATTGGCATATCGTTTTTTAAATACCAATCACAAAATTCTTGAACATCTGTCCAAGAATCAGGAACATCTACTTTTTTTAGATGATAACTAGTCATATTGATTTTTCAATGCCAATAAGATACTCTTCAGGCAATTCTGTTCCGTTGTTTAAACTTTTCCAAGTTTCATCGCCATTTTCATTTACTTCAATAAGTGTAATTGGTGTTCCGTGAACATGAGAGTTAAAAAATTCCATTACGAATTTAACATATAATTTTTTTGCTTCTTCTTCAGAATCAACTTTTGTATATTGTCCGTTCGCTGGGTTTAACACTGCATATTTATTTATCACGAAATAGCTCCATAAACTCTAGTTGTATTTCCTGAAACCCATGTCACTGCTCTACCATTTAAGTTTACAGCCTTACCACCTGCTGCACCAGGATTTTGAGATGTATTGTTTAAGCCACCGCCACTTCCTGATGCACCCCATCCGCCACCGCTACCACCCATAGCAACAGTGCCAGATGTATAGCTTGAAACACCAGCATTTGTTCCACCACCGCCAGTTTGAGTTGCAATATAATTGGTTGTTCCACCGCCAGTAGCTGGAACTGAGTTACCTTTAAATCCGCCAACACCACCGCCACTTCCACCTAATCCGCCATCATATGAACCTGTTGAAGAACTTGAGTTATATGAACGTGTTGTATTTGTTCCTGGAAGAACTCTACCACCGCCACCGCCACTTTGGAATCCATAAGTTCCTGAAGATCCAGTTGTAGAGCCATTTGCACCTGAAGCTCCAAGACCACCGCCAGCACCGCCAGTTGCCCTAACTGTACCAACGCCAGTTGTACCTGTATATGTTATTGCAGAACCACCAACACCACCGCCAGCACCGCCACCACCAGCGGATGATAATTCCCTAATATTGTAACCAGGAGTCCAAGCCCAAGCACCGCCACCACTACCGCCACCACCAGCAATATAAGCTGACGCATTTGTATTGTTAATTGTAGGGTTTATGCCTATATTTAAATTTAAAGCTGAACCTCCAGGATTAGCAGTTTGTGGTACAGGTGCTGATGTAGATGTGCTTACTGATGCATAATTAGTTGGAGAACCTCCCATACCCAAAATCACACCATTATTTACAATGCTAAGTGTATCACCTAATGTACCACCTGATAGATTTAAACCATAATTAGCTGTAGATGTTGCATAAAGATATACCCCACCATTAATAGTAATTGTGATATCAGATTTACCAGAAATATAACCACCTAATGCGGATAAATTCAATGATGCATCTGCTGTAGTTGCACTGAATGTATAACTTATTGAAACACGATTCGATTTACCACGAAGATCATTCATAGAAATAATAGTCCCTGAACCACCAACTCCTGCAAGTGTTCGCACGTTAGTTTGGTTCATGGAAATAGTTGTAGTGCCTGATAGACCAAGCTCCACATTCACATCATTAAGCGATATGGTACCTGTAGGAGTTGTCATTATTTATCCTTCAACTCTGCAATTTGCCTTTTAAGCTCAACGATCTCTTTTGCTAATTCAACTGAAGCAACAAGAGCTGCATTTCCATATGCTACTGATAAACGATCTGACAGATCTTTAAAAACAACTTCAGGCAAGAGTTTAGCTAATGACTGAGCACTTACACCAGCCTGAGTTAATTCAACATCTGTACGATCGTAAATGCCAGATTTAACTTGAGCTAATTCATCTACGAAATTACTCTTAACAGCACGCCAATTTGTTTTTAAGTTCTCATCAGAATAAGCTGTTACATTACCCTCACAATAAATGTCAGGAGCATTAGCAGCTCCAAAAGTAGCAACAAGAGTGTTATTAGCAGATCTTACTTCTACTCCTGTTACACTTTCAGCTTGTAATGTTGCTAGTGATAAAGTTGAAATTTCAAATGTAATTGTGTGATCTGTAGGGTTAAATACAGCGATTTTTATATCAGATGTACCATCATAAAGATACCAATCCCACTGAGAAACTGAAACTTCATCAAGCCATTGAAATCCAGCGACAGCATAAGCTGGTCGAGTTGCACCTCTTTGCATAGTGTAAACAGCGTCACGCCATGCATTTAGCTTATTTGATAATGTCGTACCTGTATCAGTTGTTGGTGAAATAACTAGGTTTGCTTGTGACATTTTTACTCCAAATTTTTATTGATTTTAACTTGTTTAAGAAGGGATGGAAATAACTTTTCTTCCGACACCAGATGCAACCCAATCAAATTGTCTGGATACAGAAGTTCCAGAAGAATTGAAAAACTCTATATCAAATCCTTGTAGATTTTGATTTGTTAATGTATATCTATCACCTGCTTGAACACTATCTTGAGTTATTGAAATTGCAGGTCTTTCCTGGAATTCATAGTCGTAATTTATCCTGCTTCCACCAATAGCTGAAATTACATCATAATCACTATCAACTCGTTTTTGTGCAGTAATTTCAATTGATGCAGATTTAACAGCTACACCAATAGTTGGCAAATCACTAGAAGTTCTTAATCTAAATTGAAGTAGATAACCTGTAAAGTCACCAGCGTGGAAAGCTCTCCATTCATTAAAGTCACCTTCGCCATAAGCAAGACTTGTAATAGTGCTTAAAGTTCCCCAATCAGAAAGTGTGGTAATATTAGTTCCTGTTCTTACTTCTAACCAAGCATCCCAATTTGTATTGGATGATATCGCTTCAGTTAATGTAAAACCATAAGCATCAATTGAACTAGAAATTCGAACAGGATAAATAGATCCAAAATCTATTGTGTCTGTGAAATAATAATAACCATCTTGATTATATTCACCAACTGCACCTGTTGATGAAGTTCTTATTTTCGTTGAATCAAAAACTTCCATGCCAACTTTAGTTCCTGCCCAACTTGTATTCTGAACAGTTTGAATAAATTTATAATCAAATAAAGTATTTGTTGGTGTAATTGATATTGCTGCTGTTTGAGAATAATTCCCAGAAGTGTCAATTGTTTTAACTAAATATGTCCCGAACTTTGCAGAGACAGTTACATTGTTAGAAGGATAAGAAACTTTTTTAGCAGCAACAGTTGCAGTTTCAAAAGTTACTAAAGAGCTAAACAAAGGGCTGTATCTAACTTCATAACCATCTATGTCGTTGTTACTAGGGTGACCCCATTCAAGTGTTAATTGACTTGAGTTTTTTAAATCAAGATCTAAATAAGTTGGAGCTGCAGGTGGGACATCATCTTTTGTAGGTGTTATGCTAACTTTTGCACCTTGATCTGGCTGAATACGAGAACCATTAGATGCAACTCCAACAACTGCGAATTCTAATAATTGACCAATTAAAGAAACAACATTACCAGATTCATCAACTAATCTGACATTTTGATAAGCATAGAAAAACCTATCTTGAGTTGTTCCTATGATAACCCAAACCCCATTCTGTTTTTGATAAACTTCATAATTAACTGCAATTTTCCCTGGAGGAGAGCCGATCCAACTTAATGCGATTGCGATATAAGGGTATCTGTTAATAAATGTAACATATTGAGATGCTTGTAAATTCCCAACTTCTCCTGGAATTAAATCATTAACAGTTGAAATTAATGGATTGTATGCTGGTATAGGATCTGTTTCTGCAGTATAAATAGCAGGTGCATAAGGTACTAAATCAATAGATGCTTTTAAATCAGAAAGTGGTGTAACACTCTTAACCAAACAATCTAAAGACATTTGTGCAACAGGACCATACACACATAGATTTCCAACTGCGACAGAAGATAAACTACCAGAAACTGTAACTGTATCTTGATCAATAACTGCAGTAACTACAAAATCAGACTGAATGTCTGAATTTTTTCTTACACGAATATAATCACCAATAGAGATAGTTGTAAATTTCTCATCAAGAGTTATGTTCTGACCAGATATGTTAGATATCCTTCCCCAACCTTTACCGATCTTTGGTACGTCATATGACAACCTAACTAAATCACCACGTGTTGCTAATAAGTTTTCAACACCAGTTGTAATTGTATAAACTTCTTGACGCAAACGACCTTGAGCTAATGCTCTTCTTCCTATTCTCCAAGCTTGATGATAATTTGTAATTCCTGTTAATTCAAGAACTTCAAATTTTGTAGAATTACTAGAATTCTTACCATCATCATAAACTACAATCTCTCTAGGCAACCATTGCTCTTCAGGGTCAACAAATTGAACCCTTAATGCATCTGGTTGTTCATGGAACATCCTATTAGCAGAGAAAGATAAACAGTTTCTTGGGGTAAATAACTGAACAGGAGTTGATTTAACTTTATCTATTGTTACAGAATACTTTCCTGAGCGAACTGTTGGAGATGCATCACCAGTAGCAGCAACGAGTTTAAGAGCTTGCCAAGCAGTTGATTGTCCATTTATAATAAAATCACATTGTGCTTTTGGCTTTGTCGGTTCATTAGCTGCTGGAGCATCGCACCAATTAGCCCATTCAAGAAGTGCAGTTTTATCTATCCTAGAATCATTAATAGGATTAGGAGAAGCTGATCCTCTTAAAATATCAGCATAAATCCAAGCTGGATTTCTTGTTGCTTCCTCAACCCAATCTGTTCCATTCCATTTTCCTAATATAGAAGTTGCTATTGCAGAAAATTCATCAACGACACCATTAAGCTGTTCTGTCGCTAAAATTTTCATTTCAACGATCGTATGTGTTTCAGTTACATTAATCGGTGAAGAATTTTTAATTGATCTTAATGCTGCTAGATAAACATCATCGTATGTATATTTCTCGGTTGAATCTGGGGTAATTCTTCTGCATCTTATCTCGTATTGATCAGCTGTTAAATTAGAAAGAGTGAGTGAAACGAAAAATGGTTTTGCAGTTTTAGCTGTGCAAGAAATTCCATTAACACCAGAAACACTTGCATATTCACTATCTAGAGAATAACTATATGTCGTGTAATTAGACCAAGAAGACGCACCAACTTTTCTAACTTCAACTGAAAAAGACATGGTGAAATTACCTATATCTCCCGTGCTTGTATTAACTTTATTTAAACCAGAAGGGAATTGAAAATCTAAAACAAGTTGAGTTGTATCTGCTGTTGTTGTAACAGTCCTATATGTTACGTCTAAAAGTTTTAATGCATAAGCATCTTGCTCTACATCTTTATTGTAAAGATAAAGTGTAGAACCTGGTGTAAAATAAGAATAAACATTATATTGAATGCCAGTATAAGTATTTATATCATTCTCACCAATTTTAAGATCTGTTAATTGAAGTGGACCATAGCCAAAATCAAATAACAAATAAATCCATTGCTGGTCGCCAATAGACTGAATAAAAGGTTTTGCAGCATAATTTGGTACAACTTTGTTTCTTCCATAAACTCTAGGAATTGGAGAGTATGGCTTAGTCACATTCTTTACTTGACTGAATCCAAAAACAGCGGAATCACTTAAACCTGTTCCAAGACCACTTATGTTAGGAAGTTTAGGTGGAGGAAAAATAGCATTAACCGCTAAAGCACCGACAAGTGCAATACCAGCAGCGACGAATTGACCTGTCGTTGTTAATGCTGTAACACCTGCAGTGGTTGTTGTAAAACCCATACTCGCTGCAATTTGTGGAGCATAAATAGCGATTGTAATAAGAGCGACAATTCTTAATACGTTTTTGCCACCACCACCACCTTGAGGGACTACAAGAATCTGAACTGGTGCATTTCTTTTTAACTTAACTCTTGCCCATTGTTCTTTTGGTATGTAATCTGTTCCTATCTTAACAACGATGTAATTTTTAAGCCAAGAATTATCTATACAAACGAAATTAACAAGCTCATCAACAGAAGCACCTTCTTGATATTGAATTTCTGTATAGTTACCAACTTGTGCAAATGGATTGTCACGAAATATTGCGTGGCCATCTATAGAATGATGCAATTCTTTTTCTCCACGCAAAGGAGTCAAGCCTGTCAATGGCACTATCGTGTCCTGAGAGTGAGTGGAGGAATTCTGATTCATTTAAATATACCCCTGCGTGAACTGTTTTTCCAGCTATGTTAAATAAAACGACATCACCGAATACAGGTGATTTTACTTCTTTCCATTCATTTAAATGGGAATTTATTTTCCCTGAAACAGAATCAAAATCATCTGCATCTTTATAACCGATGTCGTATTTTGGTATTTCTATTTTGAAAATATCTTTGTAGAATAAATAAAGTATTCCCCAACAATCAGATCCATCATATTCTCTCCCATGAGATTTATATTGAATTCCGATAAACTTTGATAAATCCATTACTGGAAAAGTCCTGGGAAATTAGATGGCAAATAAGCATCTTTTGGGAAAGCTAAATTAAGTACATCTTCAATCTGACAAGTTGCTTCAATTTTCTGAGCATCATATTGAATTGAAATAGTCTTCATTCCATCAATAGACATCTCGATATAATTTGGGTCACTCGCAAGAACAACTTCAAGTGTAACATCTAAAGAACTATTCAAAGATCTTATTTCATCAATTAAAGATAGATCGACGTTGCTCAATGAAATAATAACTTGAGGAAGTGTTTCTCCGTCATCTTGTGGCAATATAAGGTCAAATGGGAAAGCTGTAAATTCTCTACCAACTGAATATATATTTTGCACATTATTTACAACTCTAATTGGATTGATTAAGTCGTCATGACTTAATGTAAGCAAGAATAAGAATACCTCGTCTGTATTCTGATTAACAACAGCATCAATAAAATTAGCTGAATATGTCACTCTGTAACCTCTGCACTAATGTCAATTTTAAAATTGTTTGGTCCAACTGTTGAAATACTTGGTGGTGATAGGAATAATAAAGTTGCTGGATTTTGAGTGACAGGATCTTCCCAATCAAATGGAAGTGATCCACCTTGTAATTCCAAATTATAGAATGCTTCAAAAATACTATATTGAGTTCTATCCACCCAAACAGTCATCTTCGCCATTTTACGAATTTTTGTGTAACGACGACGAGTCATAACTGGACCTTGGTCTGGCTGACTTCTTATCGTACCATCATCCCAACTCTCGCTGTAATCATAGTTTGCATTTTGTTGCAATGTAGCTGGCCATGTAGGCATTATCTTCTCCCAACTCTATTTAAGCCATAAGTTGATTGCATAGTCTTATCCATAGAACCTGTGCTAATCATTCTTTCCATAACTTGCTTAATGTAAATATCAATTTGCTTCTGACCATCTGAACCTGTTGATTCTTTTACTTCTGCTTGAGTTCCTGAGCTATTATAAACATTCACAGTCGTACCGCCACCAGAAACTCCGAGCTTTCCATCAGCACCACGCTTCAACGGCATAATAGCTTCAGGTCCAGCTTCACCCATAAGACCAGCACCATTAGCCATCGGGAATATTGTTGGACCATTAACAATACCACCATTAGCAAATGGCGTCATTCTTCCACTGCTCATGACCTTGCCATTTGCAGCTGTTCCGCCAATATACAATCCTTCATATCCTGGGGTTGGACCTGATGATGTTGGAGTTGTTGAACTTCCTGGGCCAAAATCAAAGAAACCAGAGCCAACCATAGATAATTTAAGCTGACGAATCAATGGCTCAATAATCATAATCTTAATAATTGCAGATTGAATATCAAGTGCCAAGCTATTCATCACTTGACTAAATGATTTGCCACCGATAATAGCACCTGCAAATGCATTTGATAATGCATCGCCAAAACTATTTACCAATTTATTTGAATTAGCTAAAACACTCTGTGCTCTATAAAGTGCATTGTTATACTCATTCTGACTAATAATGTTGTCATTTAAAAGAACACGAGCTTTTTCAAGTGCAATCTCATAAGCCTGTAAAGGATTTGTTGCAGCACGCAATGCGTCAGCTTCTTTTATCCTTTGCTGTCTTAACTTCTCAAGAGCTTCAAATTGTTTTGAAATAGTATCTATTTCTTTGTCTGTAGATTTTTCCCATTCCTTTTGAGCTTGCTCTTCAGCTTTTACAGTAGTTGTATTTCCTTGTCTTAATCTTTCAAGAGCTGCTTCGTATTGATTCGTTGCTAATTCAAGCTCTCTTTGAGCTTTTGTAGCTTTTTGTAAACCCTGAACCCAAGCTGTAAAGTCTTTTGTTGGCTTTTCTGTAGCAAGATAAACCTTAGAAACAGATGCAAAGAAATCAGTTGCAGATAATTTGGCTGCATTAAAGTCAGCTTGTAATTGTTTAATATTATCAAGTTGTTGCTGATCTATTCCGAAACCAAGTCTTAAAGATTCTTCTGGTTTAAATTCATAAGATCTTGACTCGCCAAATTTAGGTCTATTTATTATAAGATCTTGTAATTCAAGGAATTGTCTTTTGAAAAAGCCAATCTGATTTATACCTTCTTGAATGCTATCACCTAAACTTACTTTTAAATCATTTGATGCGACTTTAGCAATAGCAACATTAAGCTCAAGATTGCTTAAAATAAGTTTCTTTGTTTCTTCATTAGCAGTTTTATATTGCTCAATTAAAGGGTCAAGAGATTTTCTATCTGTAAAATCAAAAGAAGATTTAAGATTTTTAAATGCTTCTTCTGCACCTTTTAAAGATTCTTCAAGTGTTTTTGAATCTTTTGTAATTGCCAAAATACCTTGAACTGCTGCAGGTGCAAGTGCAGCAATTAAACCGACAGCAGCACCAATAGCACCAAAACCTGCAAGCAACTGAGGAGCTTGTTGTGAGAATGCAAGCATTGCACTCTGACCACCTTGAACCTGAACAGCAAAGTCTGTTAATTGATAACTTGCATTTCGTACATTCTGCTGCAACTGACGCATCGGTCTTTGAGAATTGTTTGCAGCTGTAGTTAAATCTCCAACAGATTTAGAAGCTGTTTCCATTTGCTTAATAGCTTGGCCAGCTTCAACCTGAAGTCTAATTAACATTTCTTGTTCAGTTGCCATTATCTTGCTCTCCTAAATCCGAATAAAACTGCTGGCCATCTTTGATCTTTTCCAAATGCAATCGGAATAGGAGATTTGCCACTTTCATACCATTTGTCTGTTACAACAATTGACTTGTATCTGTTCTTAAGTTTAACCGCTATATTCTTTGTTACATTAACTGCGCCACGATATCTTTTACGATTAATCCTTGCTTGAGCTTTTTTAAGTCTTCTTTGAAGAGCTTTTGTCCCTGCCCATTTACCAGATTCTAGGAATCTAGCATATTGTTTGTCTGATGTAATTCTAACATCATCATCTGTTTTAAGTTTAGAGAAGTCAACAGAATTTACTTCTGTTTTAACACCATTAATGTATAAAGCCCAAGAGTTTGACATTTCCCCTGTAGGTTGTCTTGCCAAAGAAAGAGACAAGCTCTTAGCCATGTCTAATGCTTCCTCTATGGCTTTTTTCATGACATTAGAAGCTCCGAACTCCCATGTCAAATTCCTTTTCATTTGCTCTGGATTTCTAGATTTATATCCATCTACATAAAATGCAGAAACCATGTTTCCTTTTGCTTCTTGTTTAGCTGCAATATCAGAGCCTATGTTATAAGCATAAGCTCTGATACCACGAGCACCATATTCAAGAAAAGCAGCAGGCACTTGAACTCCGCTGGCAACTAATCTGCCACCTTTACTACGGAATTCAATTTGATTTGCCATGATACTCCACAAATTTATTGTCTAACTGTTTTATCACTTCAATTACTGTTTCTGGGAATTTGTATCTTTCGATCGCACCCCATATAACAGTAATTGGTATGTGACCAATTGCCATCCCCATCTGTCTAGAATTAGAAAGATCAAAAAATACACTCAAAACTAATTCTTCACCAGAAGACAATTTAGGTTTTTTGTGTTCTTCTTTTACTTTCCCTTGCTTCTCTAAAACATCATAGAACTTCTCTTTACCGCTCCACTGCAAAAACCATTGTAGAGCGGATATTAGTTTTTTGCTTCACCGTCCAGTCTTTGCTCATAAGTTGGAAGCAACTCTTGAACTTTAGACCAAAGCTCTTCAATAACAAGAGGATAATCTTTAAAGAATGTTTCTGGATTATCAACCCCTTCTAACTTCAAAATGCAGGATTCGATCAATTCAGTTCTTTGAGCTTCCATTACATCAAATGGATTAGCTTCAAATTTACCGTCTTGTGTCATCGGCAATCTTTTAGCCCAACCAAATGCAAATTTCCTATTTGAAGAAATCGGCATTGCGACTGTAATCTTTACTTCAGGTGCATCATCAAGTGTAATTAAAACACCTTCTGTTAAGCACAATGGTAATTTGTATTTATCTAAACTCATTTCTCTCTCCGTCCTCTCTGTCAAATTGGTGGGTGCGGATTAGGCTGACAGAGAGAAAGCCGTTTACGAATAAATCGCTCCGCACCCAAAGACTTTAGATCCAGTAGATATCCAAATAACCTGCAGTTACAGATTTAGCTGAACCTGTAAATGCGATACTTACTTGTTGATCCATACCAGCTGATGAAGGGTCAGGGAAACTCAACTGAGCACCATGAACAACAACACCAATACCACCATTATCATTAATCGCTGTGTAGCCAATCATAACAGGTGCTTGAGAAATCTTCTTAGCCATTAATGACCAATCTGAATCAGCTAAATAAGCTGAACCAGAGATTTCAACAGCAGCAGTTCCTAATGAATAGTTCTGAGGAGCCAACTCACCCAAACAAACACTTGGTGTCATTCCGTTTGAGATAGTCAAATTCAAATTCTGAATACAGAATGTTGCAGGAGCACCCTCAACGAAAACAGTACCAACATCAGAAGAAGCATTTAATGGTTGATCAGTGCCAGCTGCAAGAACTGTACGACCATCAGTCATAGGAACAGTTGGAGTTTCATATCCATTACCCATGAAGCTGAAAACTGCATTTGCAATAGAACCATATTCAAAATTCAAAGCAAAAGAATTTACAAGCATACCACGGTATGAAATAGTCTTGTCTGTTAAGTCTTGGAAATCTTTCTCAATGCTAAAAGATTGCTCAGAAGTACCAACTTGAACACGAAGTGGACGAGTGATAGTTGCAGAAGCATCAGTTTCACTAGCAATTGTCTCTTTAGAAACAGTGATAGTTGTGCCAACGATGTTTGTGATGTAAGCAGTACCATTATTTCTTTCATCTGTAAAGTTTGAAAGAATAACTAGGTCGCCAATTGCAAAGCTAGAAGCATTTGTAACACCAGCAATTGTCTTACCAATAGCTGTTACAGTTAATGAACCTGTAAATGTTACAACTGCTGTCCATGCAGCTTGCATCATACCAGCACGAAGAAAATCTTTAATAGCAACATCACCAGATAACTCTGTATTGATATCACCACCGACATCTAAGCCAACTTGCACTTGACCAGCTGATTTGCGACTTGCCTGAATTTCTTCAGAAGTTGCAATCTGTGGTGTTCCAGAAAGCGATTCAGATGTGAATCGGGCAGTTTGAAAATCTCCACTCGCTGGCGTCGTGCCATAAGTGGCTTCAGCAATATATGCCAAACGAACTAGATTACTTGAACTCATGACTAACTCCTTAT